CAAAAGGTTTCACTTATTTCTATGATCTCACCAATATGAGTACAATAGATGATAGATGGAAGCACTTCCACTATACATATAAGGACTCTCCTTATTTATCTGATGAGGAGATTGAACGTGTCAAAAGAACCATTGATCCCCTTAAGTTCAAGCGAGAGTACGAGGCCAATCCTGAAGAATCAGGAGCGAGAGTATTCTACACCTTCAATAGGAAGACTCATATTGATTCTACTCTTCCCTACTTTAGCAGGGATGATTCTAGTCGCCGTTACGAAGATGTACATATTGCTATCGACTTTAACATCGGAATTATGGCTGCAGTGGTTTTCGCAGTAAGAGCAAATCAGGTACACATTCTTGAAGATATCCAGAACGTCTTAGATACAGAATCTTTAGCTAGAAAGATTAAAGAAAAATATTTAGATAAAGGACACAAAGTATATGCTTATCCTGACCCAGCTGGTAGAGCTAGGAAGACAAGTGCAGTGGCAGGTACTACTGACTTTTCCATTCTAGAGTCTTATGGTATAAGAACCTTAGCGCGTACAGCAGCGCCCCCTATTATTGACAGTGTAAACGCTGTTAACCGTAAGTTCTTAAATGCTGCTGGTGACATTGATATGTTAGTTCATCCCAATGCAGCATCGACTATTAAGAGTCTTGAACGAACCGTATGGATGGAAAATAATATTAATACAGCACAGATTAGTAAGTCAGAAGGTGTAGAACACTGGACTGATGCACTAAGATATGCTATTGAATATCTCTTCCCCGTAAGAGCAAGCACTAAAGCTATATCAAGTGGCTTTATGTTTTAACACACAGAGGATAACTATGAATCAATATGTATGCGATATTTGTGGACATATCCACGATGAAGAAGAGATGGGTAAGCTTGAAGACTTACCAAAGTATGCTATTTGCCCCGATTGTGGAGCAGATGCACGAGAAGTATATCAATTGATTGATTGATTTAAATATTACACACACAGGAGACTATTATGTCAAATAAAAACCCCTACGAATTACGTACAGATCTTTTAGCTATGGCTAAAGAATACTTAGATGCAGAGTACAAGCGTCAATGTGACCTTGCTACCATTATTTACCAAGAGACCCTAAAAAGTAACAAGGCTTCTATCGAACAGATTAAGAAGATTGTTCCCGAGATGTATAACTTTCAAGACATCATGGTTAAGGCTCAAGAGTTATATGGTTTTGTATCTAAGGACAAATCTAAATGACCTCAAATATATTTAAGACACTTCTTAATTGTATTATTGCAATGCAAGAAGCTAGAGCTAAACACTATATGCGGATGTATGGTGATAAACATGCTTGATAAGTTAAAGAAAATATTTGAAGATCTCTTTGAACAAGAGACCTACGAGACAAGATTAAAGAAGTACCTAGCAAATAAAGCAATATATGAGGATAACGATCTTCATTATTGGCTTAAGCGTTTTCATTCAGAGAACAGGTACTACTAAGGAATCCCACTACCTTAGGGACGTTGTCGCTACGTAAAGGCGTCTGACAGCTTGGAAAGACAAGCTCTATTTATTAGTATATTACAATTAGTATATTAATAAATATAAGGAGATTGTATGACAATAAGCTTTACTACCTATATTCATTATTACAACGCTACTGTAGAGCGTATTAAGTTTAAACTCTTTAATAGTAATGAAGATAACTCATATACTACTAAAACAATTGATAAAGTTATTCCGATTCCTCATACTTATGAATCAAATGGTACTTTATCTACTATTCAAAATAATAAATATGATTCATATGCTTAGGGGTTATAATGCCACTAAAATCAGGTTATGGAGAGAAGACAATCTCAGATAATATCAAGAAGCTTCGTAAAGAGGGCTACTCACAAGAACAAGCAACAGCAATTGCATTAGAGGAAGCTCGTAAGCGTAAGCCTAAAAAGAAATCTAAATAAGAGAATTATTATGGCAATAGAATACCAAGGCGAGACATTTGAGGGTTATAACAAACCTAAGCGTACTCCGAATCATTCAGAAAAGTCTCATGCTGTGTTAGCTAAACAAGGTGACACGATTAGACTTATTAGATTTGGTGCTAAAGGAGTTAGTGGTTCACCCCCTAAAGCAGGTGAATCAGAAGCATGGAAAGCAAGGCGAGAGGCTTTCTTTGCTAGGCATAAAGAAGACATACAAAGAGGCAGACTAAGTGCTGCTTACTGGGCATATTGGGTTAAGTGGACTAACCGCTATAACGATTAATAAACTACAGGAGCTTTAATGGCAAGAACTAAGAGAGTGACTCGCAGAGATAAAATTGAATCTAACATCATTCCGCTGAATGCACAAGCCGAGAGAGATGTACGTCCACGTACACCTAGGCAATTCCATATACAGCCAAAGAATGATAAACAAGAAGATTTAATGTACAATATCAGGGAATACCCAATCACTGTAACGATTGGTTGTGCAGGTACAGGCAAGACATATTGCAGTACATCCCAAGTTGCTAATTTATTCTTAACAGGAAAGTATGAGAAGATTATTTTAAGTAGAGCTAACGTAGGTACAGGTAGAACGCTAGGAGCATTTCCAGGCACTGTACAAGAGAAGATGGCACCGTGGTTGATGCCTATTACTACAGTCCTTGAGGATTGTTTTGGTAAGAGCTTCTATAACTACTTAATTGCCAAAGAATCTATCGAAATCCAACCATTAGAGACCATTCGTGGTCGTAGCTATAAAGATTCACTTGTCATTGTAGACGAGTGTCAGAACTTAACCATTGAAGAACTAAAGGCCGTTACAACAAGGCTTGGAGAGAACTCTAAGATGGTACTCTGCGGTGACCCCGCCCAGAGTGATACAAACAACGGTACAGGTATCTTAACCCTTGTCAAAATGTGTCAACGTAATGGAATTAATATTCCCATTGTAGAGTTTACCTCCGATGATGTAGTACGTTCAGATATTGTAGGACAATTAGTTAAGATGTTTGAGAAAGAAAAACTTTAAGAGGATAAGTAATGTCAAACTTAACAACAACAAGCAGCAAGGCAGCATCCAAATCGGTTGGTGATCCATGTGCTGCATATGAGTCTTTAAGGACTCTATGGGAGCGTTCAAGAGCTGTCCTCAATGGAGAATCTCAAGCTAAGGCATATGATGATTTAATTGATGTATACACATACAAGAATCTATTATTACCTTTTAGCCCTAAAATGTCTCAAGCCCAATACAACTTTTATCGTGCTGAGGCAGAATTACCTGGATTAACTTCACAGTATGCTAAGGTGCTTGTTGGTGGTTTGCTACGTAAGAACCCTTTAATGTCATTACCTGACAGTGTTCCTACTGAAGCACATAACTGGTTAGAGCATCACTTTAGCGGTGACGGTATCTCAATGCTATCATTTCTTGATGAAGCTATCTGGGAGGAGCTACAAACTAGCCGTGCATGGATTATTGTAGATTACCCTGAAGTAAACAATTACGAGTCACTAACGAGTGAACAAATTGCTATGATTAATCCATATGCAATGATGGTTAAAGCTGAGAACGTCATTAACTGGCGTAAGGCTAAGGCAGGAGTAAGCAACTCTGAAGTACTTACAAGTCTAGTACTAAGATACTATGTTGCTGACTATTCAAAGAATCAATTTCATCCAGACTATGTAGACACTGTGTCACATTATTTTTTAGATGACTCTGGTATGCTACAGATTGACTATTATCAACGTAAAGATACTAACGACACTATTGGTGTTGTTAATGGTGAATTACGTTCACAGTATCAACAATCTTTAACTACACAAGATTGGGCATTAGTTGACTCTAAGCAGCCATTGATGCAAGGTGAGAGAATGCCTTTTATTCCAGCCTTCCCGCTTAATGGACAAGTAGACCCTATTGAACCTGCATTACTACCCTTAGTGGACAGAGAGGTAGCCCTCTACAACAAAGTTTCACGTAGGAATCACCTCCTATATGGCGCAGCTACTTACACGCCTGTGGTGATGTCTGACATGACTGATGAGCAGTTTGAAGAGATTACTTCTGCAGGTCTTGGCGCTTGGATTCATTTACGCAAAGATGACTCAATTAAAGCACTAGAAACACCTACTAACTCACTCTCTGATATGGAGAAAGCTATTTCTGCTACTGTTGAAGAGATGGCTAAGATGGGTATTCGTATGCTTTCACCTGAAGGTGGCGCACAGTCTGGTGTAGCACTAGAGATTCGTAATGCTGCTCAGACAGCACAGTTAGGTCTACTAAACACTAAAGTCTCTAGAACAATGCAGTCTGTTATTACTGTAATGTTAAACTGGAAATATGGCTTAGGCTTAAAAGATGAAGATGTTGAATATACCTTAAGCGCTGACTTTAATCCAACACCTATGGGTGCAGATTGGATGCGTTTAATTACGGACTGGTATCAGCAAGGTATTATTCCACGCTCTACATTCTTGGCTATTGCTAAACAGAATGATATTTTACCTATCGACTATGACGATGATGAAGGTAAAATGGAAATCCAAACAGACCCATTAGTGGGTACTAACTCATCAAATATTGATGCGTCTATTCTTGAAAATCTAAATACAGATAGACAGGCTTAATATGAAAAAAGTATTAGCAACTATATTAATTACACTATCCCTGACTGGTTGTTCTGCGTTATCTACGCTAATTCCTGGAATGGGTGGTGGCACTAATGTGGCTGCTAATACTCAAATGGGTAAAGAAAACAACCAAACTGGAGTTC